TTGTTCAACAACGATGCGGACAAGCAGAAGGAAATCGATGCTTTACAGAACCGCATCGATCAATTGCAATGGGAGTTGGACAACGAAGAGACAGTGCGCTCATCCAAGACGCTCGAAGCCGGAAGCTACCTCAACACCGTGCGCAAGGCGATGAGCGAGACCAGAGCAGAGATGATGGCAACAGCCAAAGCCACCCACAACTGGTGGGCGATAATGAAGGCAGCGACATCGAAAATCAGCAATGACAATGAACTCCTTCAGAAGACCGTCAACCAGATAGCCACAGCGTATGCGAACATGGGCTACACCGCAGACAAGGCTCTCGGCGGAGCCAAGTACGCCAACGCAGAGAGCCAGCTGAAGAATATCGCCGAACAGCAGCTGCTCATTCAAGAGCAAATCGACCTTGAGAAGAGCAAGAAGAGCACCGATAGCGACCAGATAAAAGAATGGGAGCAACAGATAGAGGAGCTCGGACAGCAAGCACTGGAGGTGATAAACGACATGGTCGAGGACATCATCGGAGACTCGGCAGACGGCATCGCAGAGGAACTCGCAGACGCCTTCTTTGATGCATTCCAGGCAGGCGAAGACTACGCCGAAGCATGGGGCGACAAGGTGAACGAAATCGTGGCGGACATTTTGAAGCGAATGCTCATCCAGAAGTTCCTCGAAGAACCGCTCGGCGACATTTTCGACAAGTACAAGCAGAAATGGTTCGTGAACGGTTCATTCCAAGGACTGGACGCGGTAATCGAATCCATGCAAGGCTTTGCAGACGACCTCAACGTGGTAGGACAGGACTTCGAGGAGATATGGGAAAATCTACCGGACAGCGTAAAGAATATGTTCGAGGCGACAGCCGAAAGAGAAGCAGTCTCCAGCGGCATAGCCACCGCCAGCCAAGACAGCGTGGACGAGCTCAACGGACGAATGACAGCCGTACAGAGCCATACCTACTCCATCAGCGAGAACACGAAGACCCTGCTGCTGACGACACAGGACATCTTGCGCAGCGTGATGAACATCGAAAGCGAGACAGACGGATTTAAAGCCCGATTTGAGCGCGTCGAGACCATGGTCAAGAGTATGAACAACACACTCGACGATATCGCGCTGAAGGGCATAAAAATAAAGTAATTTCAAACGTAAAGACATAGACTACCATGGAAGAACTGATTCAGAAAATACATGCGCAAGCCAGACAGCTCGGAGCTTGCGCACTCTTCACCGGAGAGGAAAGCAGCCTCAAGGACATCTGCGTACTTTTCCGAAGCGCACAAGGGATGGAGTTCTGCATGAAGCACCATTTCCCGAACATCTCAACGCTGCGGCTTTTCAAAAAATACAATCCGGAGCAATACGGCATTTACATCGACGCCGGACAGATTACGCTCACGGATCCAGACAAAGTAGTCCTCATCGGCAACACCACAGCGAACATCAACTGCCGACAGCTGAAGGGACACAACGTCTACCTGCTGCGAGGAGCCAAGGCAGTAATCAACGCGACAGGCTGGTCGGTTACGAACGTCCAGGCAGAACCAGGTTGTAAAATAATCAAGAACACCTCAGAGAACGCCATAATCCTATGATGACCGGACGATTATACATCGATGCAATGGACGCCTTCACGACATGGGGCGTTTACGTGACGAAGGACGGACTCAACGAGCTCCTGGCATTCCCGAACCTCAAGACCATCGACACCAACGACTGGCAGGAGGAAGACGGAGTGGAGCCAGACCTTGCCGCGCCATGCCTCGACGCGCACGAGGTACAGCTGAAGATAGCAGCCAGCGGAAATTACAGCTCGTTCTTTTCGCTGATTGAATACCTCAGCACCGGAGCCTACCACGTTTTCAATTTTGCCTCAATCGGCAGAACGTACACGCTGCGCCTCGTTTCTGAGCCGAACTACGCAGCCATCCAGACGCTGGAGACAATCACCATCAAGGTGGCTGACGACTTCCCTCTTGCCAGCTACAACGGAGGAGTACCAAGCTGCAGCACCGTCTCTCAAAGCGATGAATACACGCTGGACGACATACCGCTCTCACGCTACGGCATCAAGGTGCTGAAGGGATCCCTTGCAGAGGTGAAGAAAACGCCGAACGTTAAGCCGAACCTTCTGCGCAACATCCCCACCCTCTCCGGTGCCATATACGACGGAGTCGTGATTTACAAGAGAACGGAGGACGGAGAGATAGCGAAGGACGAGGACGGCAACCCGGTAATCGACGACAAGAACGTCCGCTACAAGAGCAAGGAGGTAAAGCTGACATGCCTCATGAGAGCCAGCGACCTCACGGAGCTGTGGCGGAATTGGGATTGCTTGCTGCACGACCTCATACAGCCGGAAGGACGAAGCCTCTACGTGCAAGAGATAGAGCAGACATTCCCATGCTACTACAAGAGCTGCAGCATCACGGAGTTCTACCCGACCGGAAAGATATGGCTGAAGTTCGCGCTGACACTGGTATTTTACAAAGACCTCAGAATTGACGACAGTCTAATCCTCGCGACGGAGGACGGAGTGCCAGTAGTGACAGAGGACGGCGAATATTATATCGATTTGACCCCGGACAAATAAAAAGATAGCAGGTATGAAAAAGAAAAGGATATCAGAACTGGACCTGGAGACATCCCTTGATGGTTTCGTGACCATCGGAACCAACAAGAAGAACCAGAGCGTCGGCGTAGACCTTGGCTTCATCGAGAAGGCAGCAATCAAGGCAGACGACGCAGCAGAGAACGCTAAGGATGCAACGGATAAGGCGAATGCTGCAGTAATCGCTGCCAACACAGCAACGCAGAACGCCAAGGATGCAACCGACAAGGCAATCGATGCGGCAGACAAAGCCAATACAGCTGCAGGCAACGCAGACGATGCTACAAAAAATGCGAAGGATGCGACTGACAAGACGAATGCCGCAACCATTGCAGCCAACACAGCGACGAAGGAAGCAACTGATGCAGCAAAGAAGGTGACCGATGCCATTACGGATATCAGCAAGGAAAAGCAGGCTGCCCTCGATGCAGCGGATAAAGCCAATACTGCAGCCGACAAAGCGGACACCTCACGTGCAACCATCGAGGAGAACGAGAGCGCAAGACAAGACGCAGAGAACAAGCGTGTCGCTGCGGAGAACGCAAGGACGACGGCAGAGAACGCACGAGTCGAAGCCGAAAACAAACGCGTAACAGCAGAGAACGCACGAGCCGTTGCAGAGACCTCCAGAGATTCTGCAGAGAAGACCCGTGAGAACAACGAGAAGGAACGTAAGGACAGCGAAAGCTCTCGCGTGACAGCAGAGAACTCACGTGTTGCTGCAGAGAAGGCACGAGAGACCGCCGACGCCAATAGGGAGACCAAGGTGAGCGAGGCGGTCAAGAGCACCGAGGAGGCAGCAGCCAAAGCCACAGCATCAGCGACGGAAGCGGACAAGCAAGCCTCACGAGCAAAGGAGCAAGCCGACAACCCACCTAAGATGGGCGACAACGGCAACTGGTGGCAATGGGACGAGACGACCGGAGCTTACGTCGACACAGGCGTACTGGCGAAGGGCGGCGTGCTATATCCCTCATTCTTCGTGGACGAGGACACCATGCAGCTCACCATGAGCTATCAGGACGAAATCTCAGAAGAGCAGTTCGAATTGAACGAAGAGACAGGACACCTACAATTTAACTACAGATAAAAATGGCAAATCAGAAATCAATCGATTTAGGAAAGGTGGGCATCACGCCACGCGGAGCATACAGCGAAGCCACGGCATACGAACGCCTTGACCTCATTCGGAAGAACAATGGGGCTTACCTTTCATTGCAGGACAACAACCTCAACCATCCGGTAACAGACACGGCATGGTGGCTTTGTTTGGTTTCGGCAGACGAAGCACTTGCTGCCGCAGATGCGGCGAACGAAGCGGCAGAAAAAGCCTTGGGAGAAGCGAACAGCGCGAACCTTGCAGCCGGGAATGCAGCGACGCAGACGGCAGCGGCATCTGCGGCAGCAGCGTCCGCCAACAGCGCAGCAGAAGAGGCTCTCGCCGCAAAGACAGAGACAGAATCCGCTACGGAGCTATGCAAACAGCTCTTAGAGGCAGCATCGCAAGTAACAGAGCTCGGACTATACCCGACGGCGATGGAACTCGACTACCCGAAGGAGATAACCCTCGGCAACCTTGAGGAGCACAGCATCGAGGCGACCCTTACACCGAGCTACGCCGTGAAGAACCTCCTCTTCCTGGGAGACAACAACGCGGTGAAGGTAACGCCGGACGGAAGACTGGTAGTGCTGAAGGAAGGTACCTCGGTAATACACGTCATCCCGACCGGGAACACGAAGCTCTACCAGACGATAGAGATAGCCGTGAAACGAGCAGGAATAGCATTCGCAAGCAGCCGCAGCGTAGCAATCCTCTCCGGAGACGGAAACTTTATTTTCAACTAATATAAACCTTTTAAAACAGAAGCAATTATGGCATTTACAGACGCCCAAGAAGCGATCATCCTTCAGATGATCGAGGCTTTCCAGAACGGCAAGCGACTCAACGACCTACCAGTGGTCGACGACACCATCAGCCCCTTCTCTCTGATCACGCACGTGATAGACAAGAGCGGAGAGAGCAAGCAGGCACAGCTCACCTCAATGCTTCCATACATCGAGGAGCAATGCGCATACGGAGTGGAAATAGACCTCAGCAGTTCATCGCCGACATTGACGCGCGTGGGCAACAGCGACCTCCACAGAACACTCCCCTTGCAGAACCGCATGAAGGGCTGCCTGCTGGACGACGACGGCAAAGTGGTACAGTACCTCCCCCAGACCTCATGGATTGGCATGACGCGCGACGGATCCCTCGGACAGGTGATGGACGAACTCCCGGACTACTATTCGAAGTTCACCTTGATAACCGCCACAAAGTACAGAGTCATGCTGAGCGAATATCCACTGCCGGGATACCACCTCGTAAAGAAGGCGTACATGTCGGCATACGAGGCATCGTTGCAGCGTTCAACGAACAAGCTGGCATCCGTGGTAAACGACACGACAGACTATCGAGGCGGCAACAACACCAGCGGCTGGGACAACACCTACCGCTCATTGCTGGGACGTCCGGCGACGAACATCAGCCGAACCAACTTCCGTAACTACGCACGCAACAGAAAGAACAGCAGCACAGAGTGGAACGCGAACGTTTACAGCACATACCTCACCCTCTTCTGGTTCTTCGTGGTGGAATACGCGACCCTCAACAGCCAGGCGGACTTCAACGCAGAGCTGACATCGGAAGGATACCACCAAGGAGGACTGGGAGCCGGAGTAACCACATGGAACGGAACGGCATGGAACAACTTCAATGCATACAACCCCTTCGTGCCCTGCGGTACGACCGACAGCCTGGGCAACAACACCGGTACCGTAGACTACAGCGTGCTGGACGCCAACGGCAATGTACTCATAACATTCGCCGTACCACGCTACCGAGGCATTGAGAACCCCTTCGGACATATCTGGAAGTGGACAGACGGAATCAACATCCGCATCAGCCCGACAGAGGCAAACGGCGGCGACGGACTTTCCAAGGTATTCACCTGCAACGACCCGGCGAAGTTCACCGACAGCGGCTACGACGGATACACGCACGTAGGCAACGAAGCACGCAACGAAGGCTACGTCAAGACCATCATCGGAGGCGAGAATGGAGACATCATCCCGACAGCAGTGGGCGGAGGAGACACCAGCTACTTCTGCGACTACCACTTCACCAACATACCGACGGCGGAGACTCTCCGTGGGGTCCCTTTTGGCGGTTTTGCGGCTGACGGTGCGGGCGCGGGTCTCGCTTATGCGGTTTCGAACGACGCCCCCTCGTACGCGCACGCGGGTATCGGCTCTCGCCTTTGCTTTATACCCGAATAAGCGGTACGTCCACGATTTTTATTCATACGATTTTTTCGTTTAACTCACATTTACTAATTTTGAACTTTGAAATTATGACAGAGAATTTGAACAACAATGCCAATGAGCCGGAAGACGACGGAAGCCTCGCTTTTTTGAGAATACCAAGAGACGAGAACAGCCGGAGCATACAAGGAGAAGAAGTGAAACAGACCAGGATCGTGAACACGACATTCTGGGTTTTCGACTTCCTGGAGGATGTGCCGACACGCTTTTCAAAAGCGAAGGGAACACCCGGACAGACGCTGGTGCAGATACGCCCAACGAAGGATAGTCCGGAGAGCGACTCCAAGAAGTTCTTCACCGGATCACAGGAGATATTATACACATTGAAGGAGATCCAGAAGCGCGGTAAGTTCCCAAGAAGAGTGACGCTCAGAGGCAACGGAAACAGATTCTATTTCGAGTAAAAAAACAAATAACGGTTGGTTGCCCTCGTGGGGTCCATTTTAGCGGTAATGCGAATAACGGTGCGAACGCGGGTCTCGCTTATGCGAATTCGAACAACACCCCCTCGAACACGAACGCGAATATCGGCTCTCACCTATGCTTAAAACTAAGCGACGGTTCAAGCGAACCAACGCAAAGGACAACGACCGCACCACTTGGTGAAAGATTTCAGAACCCAGAACGGAGCAAGTAGGGTCGCCCCTCGTAAGGTGCCCGGAAGCCCCAAGTAAGAAAGCAAAGCAATGAAACGTATAGGAAATTTATACGACCAGATAACCTCATTGGAGAACCTCCGGCTTGCCGACGAAAAGGCACGCCGGGGTAAGCTCCATACCTATGGAGTACAGGTTCACGACAAGAACCGAGAAGCCAACCTCCAGGCTTTACACGAAGCCCTCAGAGGAAAGACGTACAAGACGTCACCCTACGAGGTCTTCACCATTTTCGAGCCGAAGGAACGCCTCATTTATAGGCTGCCCTACTTCCCGGACAGAATAGTCCACCACGCCATCATGAACATCCTCGAACCGATATTTGTGTCATATTTCACGCACAACACCTACTCCTGCATAAAGGGACGCGGAATCGAAGGATGTGCCAGAAGCGTAAGGAGACACATCCGGAAATACGAAGGACGACCGCTTTATTGCCTCAAGCTGGACATCCGGAAGTTTTACCCGACGATTGATCATGCGAAGCTGAAGGAGATACTGAGACGAAAGATAAAGGACAGAAACCTGCTGTGGCTTTTAGACGAGATAATCGACAGCGTCAACGGAACGGTAGACCCACTGGACAAGAGCAAGACCGTCTACGGACGTTCACTCCCCATAGGGAACTACCTCAGCCAATACCTGGCGAACATTTACCTCGCGCCATTCATGCATCTGATGAACGAGCAATGGAAGATAGACGCCGACGAATACGCCGACGATATCACGTGCTACAGCGACAGCAAGGAGAAGCTCCACGATGCGTTCCGGACCAAGATAAAGCCATACCTTGAAGACGAACTGCACCTCAAGGTAAAGGGTAACTACCAAGTATACCCGATAGCCAGGAACAACCGCGACAAGCACGGACGACCACTGGACTTCGTAGGGTACCAGTTCTACAGAGAGCAGCAGCTCATGCGGAAATCGATAAAGAAGACCTTCTGCAGAGCGACAGCCAGGCTGAACAAGAAGGCTCCAGCACCAACGCTGGAGCAATACAAGCAGCGCATTTGCTCGTGGCTCGGATGGGCACAGCACAGCGACAGCAAGCATTTATTAAGAACCATCATTAAAAAAGAATACCAGAATGGCATTTTATGACAGCAAGCCCTCCGTACTGGAGGCAGTCGGCAACGGCAGCTACCGCTACCGATTCAACATTGAGGAAGTAGAAGTGGAGGCGAACACCACCACAAGTGAGCAACAGGACAACGCAGAGGCAGCTGAGAAACGCACCCAGTGGCAATGCGACGAGGTGACCGTATGGGCTCCCATCACGGCGAACAAGATAACAGAGGCGGTGATTGCGTCCATCTGTCCCGTATCGCACGAGCAGAAGCTGGTGAACGAATACAACGCAGCCACAATGGGACTCGTCGGCAGCGGAAAGACCAGCGACGAAGCGAAAGAGAAAATCGCCCGTTACAAGGAGTTCCTGGAGTACCGCTCCACACTGAAGGATCAAGTGGACGCCGACTGCGCAGAGCTGGGCATCAATTAGCCGGGCGCAACCCCATAAAGAGAATCGAGGCAGCCGACACCCAAGAACAAGGGAGCCGACTGCCTCGAATTGTTTTAAATAAAGCCATAATTAAGCCCATTGTCGAACTTTTGATGAAAACACGAAGAAGTTATCGCGGGACATACAGAAGCTCGGCAAAAGGCAAATAAACAGCAAAAACGAAATGAAGATATACAAGAACGAGAACGAGCTGCTGCTGGATATCGAGGTCGACGACAACAGCTACCGCAACCGGGCGATTATGGGCGACAACACACTTGTCCTCTATTACGCTCTTGAGGAGCACGTGGAGCTGCCGGTAGGAGCATGGTGCATCTTCGACGGCACGAAGTACTCCCTCATGCGTCCGCAGGCTTTCAAGATGAAGCACAGCCGCAATTTTGAATACACGGTAACCCTTCAGAGCGCACAGGCATACGCAAGTATATGGAAGTTCCGGAACCCGGTAGACGGCAGGCTCAAGTTCAGCCTCACCGCCACGCCGAAGGAGCATCTGCAGATGTTGGTGGACAACCTCAACCGCCATGACAACGGATGGACGGTCGGCGACTGCATCGATGAGACAGAACACCTCATCAGCTACGACCATGCCTACCTCAGCGAAGCCATTAAACAAATGGCGGACGAATTCGACACGGAATACGAGTACGTCAACAAGCAGGTCTCACTGCATAAGGTGGAGCACAACAAGAACAACCCTCTCGCACTCGCCTACGGAAAAGGAAAGGGATTCAAGCCGGAACTCGGACGCAGCAACACCAGCGACACACCGCCAGTAGAAATCCTCTACGTGCAAGGCGGCTCGGACAACATCGACCGAAGTAAGTACCCTTCAGACGAGAACCTCAGAGCCAGCAGCAACGGATGCCTACTGCTTCCGGTAGGGCAGACGCTCAGCTACGACGGCGAATACTACGAGGACGAGGACGGATTCAACGCAGCCAACGCAAGAACATACGTCGTCGACGAGAGAGGCTTGTCGATTACCAACGCCGGAAAGACACCAACCTCATACGCAGAGGACAGCCTGGATCGCAGCGACGACTACCCGAAAAGAGTCGGTACCATCAGCAGCGTGGTGGAGGTGGACTCCGCCAACAACTTCTGGGATATCGTCGACGACAACATCCCGGACGAGCTCAACTACAACGACTACCAAATCGATGGAGAGACCATGACCGTGGTGTTCCAGAGCGGAGAGCTGGCAGGAAAGGAATTCGAGGCAACATACATCCACGAAGCGAAGAGAGTGAACGGAGTGGACAAGAAGGCTCGACGCTTCGAGCTCGTGCCACAGGAAATAGACGGAGTGACCATGCCAGGCGGCACATTCATCCCGAAGGCTGGCGACACATACGCAGTATTCAACGTGATGCTGCCAGACGCATACATCTGCAACAACAAGACGAAGAGCGGAGCCAGCTGGGACATGTTCAGAGCAGCCGTTAAGTACTTATTCGAGAATGAGGAGCAGAAGTACTCCTTCACCGGAGAGATGGACGGCATCTGGGCGAAGAAAGACTGGGAAAACATCAGCTCCAAGCTCATACTGGGAGGATACATCAGCTTTACAGACGAACGCTTCCAGAAGGAGCCAGTGCTGGTGCGCATCACTGGAATCAAGGACTACATCAACAAGCCGCACAGCCCGAAGATTGAGCTGAGCAACGAGACGATAGCCAGCGGAACGACCACCACCATCAAGACGCTGGAGAGCAACGAACAGCAGGTGGACGAGAACTACGACAAGGCGGTACGATTCACTAAGCGCAGATTCCGGGATGCGAAGGAAACACAGGAGATGCTCGAACAAGCCCTGCTGAAGAACTTCACGAACAGCATCACGCCAATCACCGTGCAGACGATGTCCATGCTGGTGGGTGACGAGAGCCTCCAGTTCCGATTCATCAGCAGCATGAGCAGCCAGACCGTAATAGACCCCGATATCACCTACGACACCGCAGCACAGAAGCTGAAGGTAGGCAGATGCCTGCTGCAGCACATGACACTCGGAATCGCAAACATCAGCGCATCGCACAAGGCGAACGAATACCTCTACTGGCAGATGGGAGCATTCGAGAGCGCACAGCTGACGGACACGAGTAAGAGATATTTCCTCTACGCCAAGGTAGACAAGGCAGCCGTAGCAGGAACAGCCTCAACTGGAGTATTCGAACTCGCAGAGACCGCAAGAGAGATGGACGACAACAGCGGCAACTACAACCTGCTGGTCGGCATCCTCAACAGCGAGTACGACGGAGAGCGCAGCTACGTAAGCCTCTACGGATTCACTGAGGTGCTGCCCGGACGCGTGACCACCGACAAAATCGTTTCCACAGACGGCAACACATTCTTTGATCTGGTTCACGGCATAATCCAAGGAAAGATTCAATTTCTCTCCGGAAGCAACGGACTATCGAACCTTGACGAATACAAGGAGCTGGAGCAGAGCATCACGGATGCAAAGAACGCAGCCGGAGATGCACAAAGCTCAGCGACAGATGCCAACAATGCGATAGAAGACCTCAAGAACAACGTAGAAGGAGCGTTTCGCGACGGCATAATAGATGAGGCAGAGGCTAAAGCAATCGCCACATACATCAACAACGTGAACAATACGAAGGCAGCGGTGACATCAACCTACGCCCAGCTCTATCTGAACGACTACCTCGAAGGATTGCCGAAGAGCGGACTAAAGACGGCGTATGATGCGCTGATGGACTCAATCTCAGACCTTATAAAGACCATACAAGACGCAATTTCAGACCGCGTAATTTCCGACGGAGAATCAACCAGCGTAGACGATGGATTTGAAGACTACAACGAGAAATACAGCGAATACCAGACAGCGGTAGAGGTGGCGATGAAATCTATCTTGGACGCCATCAACAAGAAGGCAGAAAAAGCCCAGGAAACCGCAGACCAGGCAGTGACCGATGCGAAGAACGCGCAGACCGACGCATCAAGTGCCCTTATTCAAGTGGCAGCACTTGACAAGAGCGTCGGAGAGTTTAAAGACGAGGTCGAGGGCGACTTTCGCGACGGCATAATAGATGAGGCAGAGGCTAAAGCAATCGCCACATACATCAACGTCGTGAACAACACGAAAGCATCCATCGAGGCTTCATACGAGAAGCTGTACAATAACAGCTATTCCTCTGACGAATCGAAGGAAGCCCTCAAGGAGAAGTACGAAGCATTGCTGACAGCCATCGATGCGCTTCTGAACGCAGTGGAAACTGCCATCGCCGACGGGAAGGCAACAGAGGCGGAAGCAGCCGACGTAAACGAGAAGTTCAACGATTACAGCAATGCGCTGAAGGAATACAACGAGACCATTGAGACGACTTACAACGACATCCGAGCAGTCATCCTCATCCAAGCAGACGAATCAGCCAAGGAGGACGTAGCAGCCCTTGGAGAAACCATAATCGATGGCGGCTACATCAAGACAGACCTCATCAAGGCAACGGAGCTCATCATCCGACATGTCCTGGTGGAGACAGGCATCAAGGGAGACGGACGAAAGGTGGAAATCAGTCCGGACACACTCGACATCAAGATCAGCGACAAGGACGGAAACGTAGCCTCAATTTTTGAAGGCAACAGCTACGACAGCATAAATAAGATGTTCGGCGACAGCAATGGCGACTGCACCATCACCAAGAGAACCGAAGAGGAGGTGAACGAGAAGACCGAAGACGATGAGACTGTAAAGACCAAGACCTACCTCGGCTATGCAGCAGGCATCAGCTACGGACGTGGAAAGTTCGGAACACTGAATGGTAATACAATATCGGTGGACGACGACGGCGATATCAAGAACTACACGAGTGCCTTGCTTCCCGTGACAGAGGCATGGAACACCGACACGCCAACAGAGGTGACGGTAAAAGGCGACATCTATGCCTACGCAGAGAACTACTACGAGAAAGACGACAAGGACATCCTGCAGACGGAGAAGCCAGCCTCAAAGCTCGATCTTGTGACGGCATACCAGGACGAAGGCTTTGCATCCGCGACATTCGCCATTTACATATACACCTATTCCGACGAGCTGCTGGAGAACCTCATCGAGAGAATGGTCGTGACCAGCTATTCGGTACAGGCATACGCCGGAGATTCCACAACAGGCTTCACGTCAAAAGGCGGATGGAAGAGCGTCGAGCAGAAGGTCAAGGTAGCAGCTGGATATCACGTCATCCGGATCCAGGCATTCATGTCCGCACGCGGCAACAGCACAGCCGAAGCAATGTGGGGCTACACGACGACAGGGAAGAACGACCTCTCCGCCAGCTATCAATCGGAGTTTTACGTCTCCCGATATTTTGCCAATGGATTCTGCCTCGGCACGAAACGCGGCAATTACGCAGCCGTATGGAAGGACAGCGAAGGCATGAACCTCGCCATGGAGAACAACGGATACGGACTGAAGTGCAGCTCGAAGGGAATAATGACGAAGCACCACGAAGGACAATGGATGAGCATGCCTCTCCTCGCATATCGCGCGACGTTTACGTACAACAGCTCAACCACGAAGTACGTAGCAAGCAACGAGTATTCATTCAACGGAGATGTGCCGACCCCAGTCAGAGTCGCGATGGGACAGATAAGACTGAACTTCCCGACGAGCTGGCAGACAAAGCTCAGCCCGACGCTTTCCAACACCATCGTGAACGTCACCGGATACGGACAAGACGCCGGAGGTTCAACGAACCCAGTGAAGGCGAACCTATACGACTTTACATCGACATATTTAATCGTGACGATTTCAGACGACGCATCCGAAAACGACGGAGCATTCATAATTAACATTTGGACGGTGTGATTTTTTTTTAAACGAAAGTGATTATAATATAATCGCTAATTTCTACCTTTGTAGGCAGAACCAATTAACGGACAATAGGATGGAACAGATTCAGCAAGCTACAGAAGTCGCCAAAGGCGTTTCAGATTACGGAATGCTCATAATGACAGCGGCGTTTTACCTGGTGCTTTCGGCTCTCCTATTCATCGCCTGCTTCAGATGGCTGAAGACCATCATCGACAACATGATCGAGAAGAACGCAGCGATGACGGCAGAGCTCCTCACCGAAACAAGGAAGCAGAACGACATGCTATCCGACATTTCGGAAGGACTAAGACCAGAGACGCAGCTGAGAGTGAAGAATACAACAAATGCCTTTTTCGACCTCGCCGTAGAACGAGTCTGCAAAATCATCAAAAAGGTGAAAAGCGAGAACCACATAGTTAACCGGGAGGCGACGAAAGAAAAGATTCGCACGCTCCTGGTTAACTTGCACGACGACCGCAATAGCCGATTTGATAGCTACACCTTCCGAGGACAGAAGCTATCATCGTACACCAGCAAGGAGTGGGTGGACTGGGTGGCAGAGGTTGTCGAGAAGGAGGTCTACGACGAGAAGCCTAACGAAGGTCGAGCCTACACCAACGTGCAGGCGGTCTATGAGAGAATAAAACTGGATTTGTACCACAAGTTAAACAGCCTTTAATATGAAGATTTTGATTGATAACGGACACGGAATCGAGACCCAAGGAAAGTGCAGTCCGGACGGACGACACAAGGAATGGGCATGGGCAAGAGAAATCGCCCAGATGATCCTGGAGGAGCTGACTGGCAAAGGCTACGATGCACAACGAATCGTGACGGAGAACCAGGACATCAGCCTCAGAGAAAGGACGCAGAGAGTAAATGCCCTCTGCAGAGCCTACGGTGCGAAGAACTGCCTCCTCGTTTCCATCCACAACAACGCCAGCGGCAGCGATGGAAAATGGCACAACGCCTCCGGATTCATGACATTCGTGAGCCTCAACGCTTCCACAGGCAGCAAAGCATTAGCGCAGCACATCTACGATGAAGCAGCGCGAATGGGGCTGAAGGGAAACCGAAGCGTCCCTGCAGAAAGATACTGGACACAGAACCTCGCCATTTGCCGCGACACGAACTGCCCGGCAGTGTTGACAGAGAACCTCTTCCAGGATAACGAAGGAGACGTGGCATATCTGCAGAGCGAAATCGGGAAACGAGCACTCGCAGAGATTCACGTCAACGGCATAATCAACTACATCAAGGAGAACCAGCAATGAAACACCTCTTTCTCTTTACCATAATAACCTGGACACTACTGGCATCCTGCAGCAGTTCGAAACCAACCATCGAGCGACAGCTGCAGGAGCCGGTGGTGCTTCAAAACGCCACGGAGACGGAAAGCATCAGAGGCTACCGCATAGACACAGCATTCATCTCCCTGCCAGCGCAGAAGGCGGAGAAGACCGTACAGACAGACTCCTCATATTTGGAGACTGACTACGCAGAGAGCACCGCACGTATCAATCCGGACGGAACGCTCTACCACGACCTCAAGACCAAGGCTGAGAAGAAGATCCCCGTAGCGGTTCCGGCGACGAGCGACACCCTCAAGATAACGAAGACGGTCGAGAAGCCAGTCTACTACAAGATAACGAAGACAGAGAAGGTAGAGCGAGACTTCACCTGGTGGGAGAAGACACGACTCTACACATGGTGGCTCTTCGTGATAGCCATCGCAGCCAGAGCAGCGTGGAAATACAGAACAAAGATAAAGACAGCAATTTGCAACATACTTTCAACGGACTCATAACTGATTAAGTTTAAAGTAGATTTCATGTTTAAGAAAAGGTCGTCCGTGAGGATAGCCTTTTTTTTGTTTGCTAAACTCCACATAATTTTTTTATTTTGCACGAGGAAATGCGACCAAAAGAGTGGCATTTCCTCACTTTTTGTTGCTAATTTGTTGCTACCAAAGACGCAACACCCCAGCAACAAATTGTGGTACAGAGTATTAACAATGCAAATGTATATTTGCAGCCCGAAAGACCATCCGACAGCACCCCACCGAAAAGAAAATAAAAGAACCGCCACTAAAACGAAAGTACAAAGCGGTTTGCAGGAAAAAAGCCAAGAAGCAGGAACCGCAAACTTTTCTATATTTTGATTTCCTTTTACCGATTTTTTGTTGCTATTTTGTTGCTGGAAACGTTTTAGCACCAAATAACATGAAATCGAAAGAACCAGTAAGACTGAGGCGGAGAAAGATGGCATCCGGAAGCACATCCCTCTACCTCGACATTTATGTAGACGGAAGGCGCAGCTACGAATACCTGCACCTCTACCTCATTCCGGAGAAGAACCGAGCCGACAAGGAGAAGAACCGAGAGACCCTCAACCTCGCCGACGCCATAAGAGCCAAGAGAGTGATCGAGGTTCAGAACGACCGCTACGGATTCGAGAAGGCAAGGAAGATGGACGTTAACTTTCTGGACTACTTCCTCGACGCCAGCGACAAGCAAGAGAGACGCGGAACGTGCGGCTGCTGGCATTCATGCCTCGCACACCTCAAGGCGTACTGCAGCGCGGATACGACATTCAGAGACATCACGCCGGAGTTCGTCCGCGGATTCATGGCATTCCTCAACACGAGAACGAGGCTTAACGCCAACAACGACAGGCTCATCTCAGAGAACAGCAAGGCATTATACGTAAGCAAGCTGAAAGCCTGCATCCACAGAGCCATGAACGACGGCATCATCACGGACGACCCGTTCAGAGGCATGAAGGGATACAGAGCTGCGGAGAAAGAGCGGCAATACCTCACCCTTGAGGAACTGCGTGCGATGGCGGCGACAAAGAAAGAGTGCAGGCGACCACCCCTCGCCAGAGCTTTCCTTTTTTCATGTCTCACCGGACTGCGCAAGAGCGACATCGAGAAAATGACATGGTCGGAGGTCCGACAACAAGGAGAGTTCACCAGGATTGTCTTCAAGCAGAAGAAGACAGGCGGACAAGAGTACATCGACATCAACCCACAGGCGGTGGAGTACATGGGCGAAAGAGGAGAGCCGGACGAGCGCGTTTTTAAGGACTTCAAGTATTCGGCAAAAACGGCAAGGCATCTGCAGCTTTGGGCGGAAGCAGCCGGAGTGGAGAAACAAATCACGTTCCACAGCGGTCGGCATACGTTCGCCGTAATGATGCTCGACCTTGGAGCAGACATCTACACCGTAAGCAAGCTGCTCGGACACAAGGAAATCCAGACCACCCAGATATACGCCAAGGTGATGGACAAGAACAAGCAGAAGGCGACCATGCTGATTCCGCAAATCAACCAGAAGGAGGACGACAAGGAGTGACCCCCACATTACCCCCACATTACCCCCACATTACCCCCACAATGGGCAAATGTGGGGGCTTTTTACAAAGACCTTTTAGACCGCCTATCATCGATGTAGAATTCACCGCTGCCGGTAAGCAGCCACATGGGAGAGACACCGTAATCACGGACGAGGAACAGAAGCCATGACACCTGGAAGATATCGCGCTCCGGTTCCTTTTCCAAAGTGTTCATGTTCCAGCGATTGATATCATGCTCACGCGTGAAGGTTTGCTTCCCACGAATTTTTTTATCAGCCTTGAGACGATACAGAGCCTCAAAGAAGCGACGAATGATTATTTGACTTTCGGGAGACTGCATGGGCTGACGGATTTAGACATTGCCGAATTCACTTTTTGCAAAAGAGCCTCATTGCGGGCTTTTAATTCAGAAGACCAGCGAGACATCACCTCATCACCGAACTGCGGCACAGAGCCAAGAGAAACAGCCTTCTCGAAGGACTGAAGCTCATCGGGAGACATCACGCAGATGAAACGCTCAAGGTCGAGGATGCGCTGGACATGAGAGAGGACATCACGGCGAACACCGGAGACCTTATCCTCCATCAGCATTGATCCCTGCCCCAGCAGCAGCCACCGGGCATCAAGCTCCGGAATGACCTCAAGAATACGCAGCACCGGAGACAAGCCGAAGTTCTCCCCACGGAGCAACTTCCCGACATACTGCGGAGTCCAGCCCATGAGATGGGCAAAAGCGGTCTGGCGACCACCACACTTATAACGTATAACGTCTAACAACCTTTCATTCATTGAATTGCGATTTTAAGGCGATTTGTGCCCTCGTCCCGAAAAGGGTGGAACAAGTACCCACACAAAGGACGAAAAGAGCTGTGTCGCGAAATTTTGGTAAAATAACTCATTCCTCAGACATCGGGAACGAGCGGTCGTATATATCGAGGAGGCTCTCGCCTTTGAACTTCCAGAAGGGAGTGGGCTGCACGGCATAATCCTTTTTTAAGAGCTCCGTGGTGACAGACGTAAGGGAACGCTCCTCCCCACCGAACAGAACCTTTTTTGATGAGGCTACCGACACGGAGGTGACACCATCCTCGAAGACCAGGATATCGCCAGCATGAAGACCCATCTCAGTGAAATCGAGCGGAGGACGGCGGCTCTTCGACTTCGAGATGGCAGCCTTGTCTTTTTCATCCAGCTCACTGGCGATTTCAGCAGAGACCTCAGCCGTGGCATCACCCTCATTTATATGAGTCATCAGCTTCATGATCGGGAGAACCTGGGAGACATCAATGCGGAAAAACTCACGGTTTTCATTGACGCGGTTCGGAGCGAAAGCGAGGTGCAACGCCTTCTCCAGCTCATCCATATGCTGGAGCTTCACGCGACAGGCATACACGCATTCGAAAGGCAGAGGAACACCGGTAGTGAATAATTCCTTCATCCGCTTTTCCAGAGCAAGGCGTGAGGTCTTGCCGATTTTCACAAGACCGGGCATGCACTCATTCACCAGCAGATACACGATACCGTAATCATCCGATTTTTTCTTTTCCATAATCAGCAAGCCTTTTCCTTTTCGAGCAACGAGATGAGGCGGTCAATTTGACCCTCTTTTTTTTCAATGATAGAGATTGTACGTTCCAGAAGCAGACGCTGGGAAACAATTTCATCAAAAGCACGAGAGAGAGCAGCGGAGTCGCCTAAACGGTTGCCATTTCCCGAAATTTGGGTATTTGAATCTCCAGACGCAACCAGCGCAGACGACGACAGACAATCTGTATAAAGTTCAGATAACCGAGCTTGAACAGTATCAGAAAAAGGAACACGACCATTAATCATATCGGACAGATAAGTAGGTTTAACGCCCAACGCAGAGGCAATATCAGTCTGACGAAGACCCTTTTTGAATTTTATTTCGGCGACAATTTGCCGAAGTGTTTCATTTTCAGCCATATAGATTTTAATTTAAATTTTTATTTGAACTTTCTTCTGATTTTACTTGCAAGATATGAATTGAGTTCATATATTTGCAAACAGAAACGGAACAAGAACCGTACAAAGATAAACAAAAAGAACTGAAATCGTAATTTAAACTGAAAAGATTATGACAACAAGCATCGCAACAAAGGCAAACCTGGACGACCTTTTAGAAGGCTACCCAGTGGAAGCAACAAGAGAAGACGGACACCACGCAATGGTGGAAATGAGCCGCATCAACGGAGACGACACCTACACGGTAAGAACCTTTTCGCCGAAAGGCAGAAGCCTCCAGAACAAGACCTTCCGCAGCATTGAGAGCGTGGACGATTTTTTTAAGAAACTCAATTATATAACCCTTTAAACTTAAACAGATATGCTACAGAATGAATTTGAAGACCGCATCGGTCGCAGCGTGACATTTGCAGAATACGAGACAGCCAACGCATTATACATGGCAGCCGGAAACATCGACAAGGACGAGTTCTGCGCAGAGTACAAGAACCTCATCGAGAACAGCCCGATGGCACGAGAGCTGGAGAAGACAATCACCCAGCTCAAGAATGAGAAGAAGAACCTCGAATGCCAGCTCCGCAGAGAGCAGCTCAACAGAGTAGGCGACGGACGCAGACTCCTCGGCATCGCCTACGATGTAAGAGAAGGCGGCATGACAGCCAGCGCAAACCAGCTCGACGAATTCGGAGCATTCCTGGTCGGCGGCAGAGGCAAGGCAATCCACGAGAAGCTGAGCAAAGGCTACACCCTCACCAACGAAGACCTTGACTACATCAAGAAGAACCTGGCATAAAGCAGAGCGACCATGGGAGAAGCACACCACTACGCTGTCCACATCAAGGAGAAGGACAACGAGCACTGGATCACGACAGAGTACATCGGATTCAGAACGAGAGAACAAATCATTGAGTTCTACGGATTAGACAAGCCGGACGTTGAGGCTTACCAGATAACGGAAATCAACGACCGGACGCAAGGATAAACCTTCGAGAGAAGGACCAAGGTGGAAGATTGACACCGGATAACAAGGGACACCCAAGCGAGGAGCTGCCCCACTCCAGCGAAAGCTGGGAAAACGTCTGTTCATAGTAAGCCTCCCGATTGCAAGCCGGGAGGCGCAAGGGAGTGAGAGCATGAGCGGTTCATGCAAGGCGATGCCCACAAGCGAAGGTTCGACCCCTTCCACTCCCACATGATATTTTATTTAAAAACAGAAAACGACATGAAGGAAAATCTAATCATCGGACAGACAGCCCTTAAGCAGCAGCAAAAGGCAAGCAGAGAGCTGGCAATTTACGAAGACTACAAGAAAGCAGTCGAAGCCGGAAGCTACAAGACTGACGCGACACGCTCCATCATGGAGAAGTACGGAATCAAGAGCATCGGCACCGTCTACATCATTCGCAAGAGAGTAGAGCAGAGATTACAATTAGAACAACAACATTAAACAGAGCAAGTTATGAGTACAAGAGTAAAGAAAGCATTGGCATGGAGCGCACTGATCCTCCTCGCCATTTTCGGAGGAATATCAATCATCGTACTCCTTTCAGAAGAAAACCCGAACCACCCGATGAGCCTCGCGCAGTTCGTGATGCTGAAGGGACTCGCAATCGCCAGCACCTACGGATGCTTCGAAGCAGCCCGACACATCAACGACAGCGGCTATCTGGACCCAAAACCGGAGGACAAGCAATGACGGAGATATTGGCAACAATTAACGCAAGGCTCGACAATCTGGAGAGAGCCACCCTGCTGGGAGCAAAGCCCATCCTCGACATTGAGGAGGCAGCGATGTACACAGGCTACTCGGTTAGAGGCATCTACACCCTCACCAGCCACAAGGAGATACCGCACTACAAGAGGAACGGAAAGCTCTACTTCAAGAAGCTGGAGCTGGAGGCTTGGATGACAGAACACCGCATAGCCACGAACAGAGAGATTAACAGCGCAGCGGCGACATACACCGCGACGCACAAGTATAACAAAAAATAATAAAACAACATGGAACAAGAAATCATTGAGATTAAGCAGGCGGACATGCTGCAGGCAATAGACCGCGCGGAAGTAGACATGCAGATTGCAACAGCGAAGCAGTACCCAAGAGACCTCACGGCAGTGCTCAACAAAATCAGCACTTACGCGACGATGGACAAGGAGACAGCAGAGGAGTGCTTCTACGTGCTCCGCAGAGAGAACCAGAGAGGCGAAACAACCCTCATCGAAGGATTGAGCGTCCGCATGGCGGAGATTATCGCCAGCTCATGGGGCAACCTCAGAGTGGCAACACGCATCATTGGCAACGACGGCAAGACCATCACGGCACAAGCCATCTGCCACGACCTGGAGAGCAACTTTGCAGTGAGCAAGAACGTGCAGAGACGCATCACCACCAAGAACGGCAAGACATACTCCGAGGACATGCAGATTGTAACCGGGAACGCAGCAGCCAGCATCGCTTTCCGTAACGCAGTCCTGGCAGTGATACCGAAGGCAATGATCAAGAAGATCATCAACGAGACGAAGAAGGTGGCGATGGGACAGAGCATCGACCTTGAGAGCGCAAGACAGAACGTCATAGCCTACTACGGCAAGCTGGGCGTGAAACCGGAGCAGCTGCTCGCATATCTTGGAGTGAAGACCACGGAGGAAATCGACAAGGCTATGATTTTCGAGCTACGCGCACTTCGCAACGCCATAGAGGAAGGAACGACCACGGTCAAGGAAACCTTCACCGACAGAGAGAAAGAGGCGCAGGCGCAAGCTGAGGCGGTCAAGAAGGCAAGCAGCGCGAAGGATAAAGCGCAGGCAGCCCTCGCAGCAGCCACCGGAGCAGCAGCACCGAGCGGACTGCAGGACGACGAGCAGGTAGACCCGGAGACAGGAGAGGTAACAAAGAAGACAACTAAGAAATAATTCAGAACATGGAAACCTTAAAAGAGAACATCATCAAGGCTTACAACATAGCCAAAGAAACAGGAGCAGACAGCACCTGCAAAGTACTCGAAGCTCTCTACCCGGATATCGAATTTACACCACAGGATAACCGCCCGGTGACAGAACGCATCAAGACCTTCGAAGATGCGATCAAAGCACTCGGCGAAGACCACATCTTCGTCTTGCAATACAAGACAATAGTGGACGAGCTGAGAGCGATGGAACAAGACAACAACGCCTACGACACAATCGCATACCTCAAGCTCCGCATCATTGCAGCCGCCCTTAACGAGGGATGGACACCAAAGTTCACGGAAGACGAGCAGCGATGGTATCCATGGTTCGTCCTTTGGACTGACGAAGAACTCGCCACCAAGAGTGAGAAATGGAAGCAAGACCACTGCCTCCGTTCAACAGACGAATTTGATACTGCGTACGCGGGTCTCGCTTATGCGACTTCGTCCTACGCCCCCTCGGGCACGGACGCGGGTGTCGGCTCTCGCCTTTGCTTTAAGAGCGGCACGCTCGCGACCTACGCCGGACAGCAATTCATCGACTTGTGGATGGACTTCTACCTCATCCGCAAATAACCAATTCCCATTAAACTAAGGAAAGACAATGAAATCAACAACAATAATCCGACCAGCCAACAGAGAACAGTGGCTGGAGGTTCGCAAAAGCGGAATCGGCAGCTCAGAGGTTGCCACCATCGTAGGACTTAACCCATACGAGACGCCATACCAGCTCTGGCGCAGAAAGATAGGGCTGGACGCACCGAAGGCAGAGAACGTTTATATGCGCAACGGACACCACCTCGAAGACGCAGTCAGCCGCATGTGGAGCGACGAGAACCCAGCACGAGAGGTAATCAAGCGCAGCGCGATAGACTGGATCATCAGAGACAACGAGCGACCATACCTGCAGGTTTCTCCGGACAGAACCTTCTGGCTTGGAGAGAGCCGCAGCCCGGAGGAGAAGGGAATCCTCGAAATCAAGACGACCATGAAGAAGATAGACCCGGACGACCTCCCGAAGACATGGTTCACCCAGGTCCAGTACCAGCTCGGAGTTGCCGGATACACGCAAGGCAGCCTCGCATGGCTGAGCGCAGGCTTCGGATTCGACTTCGGATTCAGAGACCTCCAGTTCGTCCCCGACTACTACGAATGGCTGATTGAGGAAATCGACCGCTTCTGGACGGACAACATCATCGGGAAACAGGAGCCTGCAGCCACCAACGTAGCGGACGTTCTCATCAAGTACAACCGCCACACGGACGGCAAGACCGTAGAGACATCAGACGAGGTCTTCGAGGCTTACAAGGAGCTCAAGGACGTGAAGAAGGAGCTCGACGAGATAGAGAAACGCAAGGAGGAGCTGGAAGGAAAGCTCAAGTTCGCCCTCGGCGACGCTGAGGCTTTGAGCTACGGCGGAGAGACCATCGCGACATGGAAGGCTCCGAAGCCAAGTGCGAAGTTCGACGCTAAGGCATTCCAGACAGAGCATCCGGATCTCGCGAAACAGTACACCATAACCACGCAAGGAGCTCGACGCTTCCTGCTCAAATAAAAAGACCACGAAGGACAATGATAAGCATTTCAAACGCAGATAGAGACAAGGCGGTAGAATACCTCAAGGCATACGCTGTAGCCATGGAGGAGCGAGGAATACGCTCAAACAAGGAGTACAACAAGAAGCGCATGGCTCTCAATCTTGCCAAGAAGCTGGAGAGAAAACAGCCGCAAACATTGACCGACAGTAAGAGCCTTTTTAGCAAAGAGTGATTATAAAGCAATCATAAACTAACGCCGCACGCCCGACCGGAGAGGAACGACGTGCGGCATAAAACGGAACAATAGCCATGAAGATAAACAAAGAACTTCGAGAGGACAGCCGCAAGGTCTGGTTTGCCAAAGACCAATACGACGAGGACAGGATCTACGTGTTCGAGAACGAGCCGACATGCAGCAATGGAATTTGGGACGACCCACACAAAGCCTTTGTTACACAGATGGAAGCGAAATACATTCCAGACCTCACCTTCGAGAATTCACCAAGGAAAGCAACTTTAATATTCGAATAGCCATGGCAGACCGAAAGACATTCCTATTCTTTTGCAGATGGGCGGAGATCCTGGCAGACTTCACCCCGACGGAAAGGTGCGCGGTTTACGACTCGATCATAGACTACGCAACGACCGGACAGCAGCCAGAAGACCTCAAGGGCGAAGCGAAGATGGCGTTCAAGTTCATGAAACGAGACGTGGACATGGCGCAAGGACAATACGAAGCAAAGTGCGAGAGGAACCGGGAAAACGCACGCAAGCGATGGCAACAATCGCATCCGAACGCAGAAGGAACATCCGACCGCATACAATCGGATGCGAACGGATGCGACCGCATACAATCGCAAAATTCGCACTATAATGCTAATGCTAATGCTAATGCTAATGCTAATGCTAATGCTAATGCTAATGCTAATGCACAGTTCTCTGAAGAGAACAATATAGATAGAAATAAAGAAAAGGTAGTAGAAAAGAAAACCGCAGGGCGGTTTACCCCACCCACAATCTCCGATGTGGATAATTACGCCACAAGCAAGGGCTACGACGTGGATCCGGAGAGATTCGTAAACTACTACACCAGCAACGGATGGAAGGTCGGCAAGAACCCGATGAAGGATTGGAGAGCAGCCGTCCGGACATGGGCATGCAAGGACAAGCCCAAGAACATCCCGGAGGTCACAGCCCTGCCATTGGGCGTGGGCGAATGGATAGATCAACTGGGACGACGCCGATACCAGCACAGCGACGTCATCGTTCCGAACGACGCACCGCCAAGACCATCGGCAGCACACTGGTGGAGCGAGACAACCCAGCAATGGGAGGACATAATCTAACAACGCTTGAAAGACAGAGGACATGATAGAACTTGATTTTGAAAAATTCGGGATAGACGTGACGAGCCTAAGCCAGCATTCGGCGAACGCGAAGACCTACTGTCCACAATGCCATGAGCAACGCAAGGATAAGAGAGACAAGAGCCTCTCGGTGAACATGCAGACAGGAATGTTCAAGTGCCATTATTGCGGATTCAGCGGCTGCGCAGCGGTTCCAAGCGAAAGCGAGAAGAAGTACTGGATGGAGAAGCAGCCATGGTTCAGACCGACACCCATACGCCAGCGGAAGCAGGAGTACAAGAGACCGCAACCCAGACAGCACCAGCCCATGAGCGACCGCGCACTGGCATGGTTCAAGAGCCGCGGCATCAGCCAGCAGACACTGGAGGCAATGAAGGTGACGGAAGGCATGGAGTGGATGCCGCAGAAGAACGGACAAGCCAACACCGTACAGTTCAACTACTACAAGGACGGACAGCTCATCAACACCAAGTACCGCACCGGAGACAAATGCTTCAAGCTCTGCTCCGGAGCGGAACTCATCCCCTACAACATCGACGCGATAAAGGGAGAGAAAGAGTGCATCATCACCGAAGGCGAAATGGACGCATTGACCTTCTGGGAGTGTGGCAGGCATGACGTGATCAGCGTTCCGAACGGAGCCAACGCAAACCTCGACTACCTCGACGACTTCATAGAGGACTACTTCGAGGACAAGGAGACCATCTACATAGCCAGCGACACCGACACCAAGGGAGTCATGCTCAGAGACGAGCTGCTGCGCAGGTTCGGAGCGGAGAGATGCCGCGTCCTCGATTACGGAGAAGACTGCAAGGACGCCAACGAGCTCCTCCAGAAGAGAGGCAAGAGCAGCGTCCTCCAAGCCCTCAAGAACGCCCCGGAGATAAAGCTGGAAGGAGTATTCACCATTTCAGACTTCGAACAGAGCCTCGATGCTATCTTTGAAAACGGATTGCAGAGA